AATTACATGACCAAGTTCATGGACGGTTGTAGCAAACGCTCTTGCGATAGTCATTCGGTAAGGGATGAATCCTGATGCGTCCGCCTCGTGAACATCAATTGGCACTGCCCTAATTGGGTATATATCACTAATAGTGTATGGCTTATCGCCAAACCAAGAGTCTTCTGTAAAATCCAACATGACCATGCTGATGTTCATGCTGTGCCCGTGTTCCCGGTCCCACCCGGTGTCCTCCCAGTTCGTTTCAGGGTCATGCACAATCGACCCCACTACGCCAAACTCCAGTTGGTCACTTACGTCTATCCCACCCCGATTCAAGTGCTCCAGCATTTTTCCCCACGCTTCAGGCGTGACACTGGCCTTGACTGTCTCCAGTCCATACGCAACACCCTGAAGGGCCGAGGCAAGTTGGTCCTTGTATTCCTGCTTCCTTCCAGCACTACGCTCTGTTTCGTACCACCGGCCCCGGTCTGCTGTATGGATGTCCAGACGCATCTGCTTCCGGTCAACTTTTATGCCGAGCGTCTTTTGGATGTAGGACATCACTTCGTCAGGAGTGCCCCCGTATTTCTTGTCGGCAGCCTCAAACGTCGGCACTTTGGCTAATCCGTTGGCATACCTCTTGACACGGTGCGCTCCTCCAGCAGCCGCATCAGCAGAACTGAACCTGCCCTGAGCATCGTGGTAGGGGTTGAACTTGCTTACCTCTGATCCCATTAGCACGGGCTGGCTGTCGCTGATGGTGTTGACGAACGTCAGCAGTGCTTGGGGATCACGGGCGTCCCGTGGGGCGATGAAGTAGACACCTCCCTGCCGGATGCTGGCCTTACCAATCTCGTTGGGGTCTAGGAAGGTGCCCCTGTCATCGCTGTAGGAGTAGTAAAGGTCGTCCCCCTTACGCCGCATAGGCGTGAACGTGCTGAGGTCGTAGTAGGCAATCTGGCTGTGGCGTCGGGCAAGGTTGGCCGCCGATTTGGAGTCGTTACGCACCACCGACACATCTAGGTAGATGCGTACCCGACCCTGTTCATCCTCCCCCTTCCACCCACCGACATGGGCGTTGGGCTGCCCGAGTACGTCGGACTTGTCGGCCATGTATTTCTTGACCAGTTCAGGACCAGAGCGTGCCCACTCATCAAGGCCAAAGGTGGCCTCGTGTTGGGGGAATGGTGATACGGCGAATCCACTGCGCCGGAACTCCCCACGCTTCTGGCTGTAGGTGAACCCACCTGCGGCGCTGGCCAGTGCTGCAACGTGACTGGCCGTCCCCCGCAATGAGGTTGGCATTGCACCGATGGTGAAAGCAGCACCGGCGCTGGTGAAGCGCCCCTCTGCGTCGTGGTATGGATTGAACTTGGCGAGTTTCTGGAGTCCCGGCCAGTTGGGGAATACCAGTCCCATGGCGCATCGACAGTTGGGGTGAGTATCGGTAGGCACCTGAACTGGTCCCACACTTGTTTCCCAGACACCACCGATAGGAGCGAGTTCTCCGTTCATTGGCCCGCAGATGTCACAGGTGCGTTCGTCATCAGCGGTCATCCACTGACGCTGGGCATCCCACGGGAGCATCCCCTTCTTCTGCATCTGGTCCCAGAACTGCGTCTGGCCAGCGTTCATGGCTAGGCCCACTTCGGTGCGCCCGATCATTTTGGCTCGGTCGTTCAGCAGCCGTTCCCGGTACGAACCCACGAGTTTGTTGACCTGCTTACGGGCCGTCCCCTTGCCCAGAAGCATCTGCTCGTACCGGTCCACGGCTGTGACATGGGAGGGCATCAGTCCCACGGTGCCCTTGATCTTGCGGATCAGGTCATCCCGGTTCATCCCGCTGTCGATGGCGTCAACGATCAGATCGGACAGCGCCCTGCGAGTGGTGTTGTTGATGCCGACGACTGTCTGGGCCGTCAAGTCCCTAGCAGCCACCAGAACCTCAGGCTGGGTAACATCCCAGTCCAACTCCAGTTGGGCCTTCTTGGCGGTGATGGTGCCACCGCCCCGAACAGCCTGACCGACCAGCACCCTGATCTCGTCGGCATCCATTTCTAGTTGGTCGATGCGTGGGGGCAACTGCTCAATGGTGATTTCCCCACGCTGGAACTGCTCCAAAATGGCTGGTAGATCGCCTATTTGGGTGAAGTCCTCTATCGCCTTCAGAAAGGCTTTCCTGACTTTGTTCTCTGCCGAATCTGCGTAGGCAGTCAGGGCCGACAGTAGCGCAGCACCCCTGAAGACTCTTTTAGCCGTCTTAGGCATGGCTATGAGGGCTTGATGGTGGCTGGCTTTTTAGCCTGATTCTGGGACTGCTTCTTCTTCTTCTCTTGTGGGCTGATGGTCGGCTGCTTCTGGTCCGGCTGGCCCTTAGGGGGCTGACCGTCCTGTGTAGCGGCGTTCTCTTGGACCACAGCCTTAGACTGCTGGGATCGCTGGGGCAGTGATGCCACCGACCGCAGGTAGTTCTCCAACTCGTCGTCGGGGAACAATGGCACCCCGGCACCGGCAAGCACCTGAACGTAGTTTCCGAGTTCGCCCAATGGTGGGGTTTCAATGTCGCCGTACTCAAAGGTGGGTAGACGGGTCTGGTCGAATCCGTTTAGGGCAAACAGGCGGGGGACGGCGTACTCGTTCATCGTCGTCCTGATGATTTCCAACCACGTTCGCAGAGAGGTGGCGAACAGATCAGTCTTGTCCACTGATAGTGCAAAACTGCCGTGTTCGCTCTGGCCCAGCAAGATGAAGTCAGCCAGCACACTCGTAGCAATTCGCTGGTCGTAACGCTGGATGATGGTGTTGGTGTCGAATTGTCTCGAACCGCCAGAGGACAGCAGTTCCAGTTTGTAGAGTTGGTGGCCTCCCTCGTCATAGATGGATGGGAGGATCACACCTTCCTGCTGATCCCGCCTGATGTTGATAATCATTTCCTTGTAGTCCTCAAACACCGTCTTTTCAGCAGACGACGCATCCGACCGCATGATCTGAGGATCGACGTACATGACCGGAAAACCAGCCAAGTCTCGTTCCACGCCAATGGCTTCTACTTCCTCAATCTTCTTCTTGAAGTAGTAGGGGCGATAAGCAGTACGCAGAATCGACCGAGCCTCAGGATTGTTCTTGTGGGTGTTGGTGCGGAACAGCAACCCCTTTTGCATCGGGATGTCAGTGATGTGGTAGTGAGGCGGTGACGACTGGCGCATTCCGAGAATGCCTCCCTTGTCGTCAAAGATCCACTTCAGCCGAGTTTCCTGAGCACGGGTTGGCATCTTGCGCCAACCGATCAGACCGTCGCTGTACCGACTGCGATTCTTGGAGTCCTGCTGGTCAGGGCCACGCCGGTACTTGTAGACGATCTCATGGAAACTCCAGCCGAACACCAGCATGGACAGCGTTTCACTGATTAGGTCTTCCCACGACATGCTCATGTCGTGCATACAGGTTTTTAGGAAGTGGGCTGCATCCTGATCGGCTTGTTTGGGGGAGTGCCCTTCAACCCGCCACGAAACCTGCCTGATGAGCCTGTCGATGGCAAACAGAATGGCACCGATGACGGGATCATTGTCCCGCATCTCCCGGTACATCTGGTGCGCCCGATAACCGGCCAGTTGTGGTAGGAACTCCTCTTGAATATGACCCGCTGATCGACGCAACCCCGTGAGGCCAACTTCAATGAACGGATTGGCATTGGCATTGAAAGCCTGACCTTCGTCGTCAAACGCTTGGGGGCGGTTATTGCCCGTCCCTCCAATGGCTCCCGTAGTTTCAGGTGTTGGCACTGATTACTCCCATTGGTTACAACACAGTCGGATACACTCACGGTACCACAGGTGACTTAGAATCAATGATGCGCCACTGGCTCAATTGGTAGAGCAACTGACTCTTACTCAGTAGGTTCGGGGTTCAAGTCCCCGGTGGCGCACTAAGGCTCAAAAAAAAGCAGGGCGCCCAGCACCATGGCTACTGCCACAGCACCGAACGCCCTAGATCAATCGTCGTCTTGATTCTCAAACAGTGCGGCCCCAGCCAGCACATGGAGCACAGAATCGGGGTCCATGCTGGTCATCATTCCTATGTAACCGATTGCTCTACCTGCCATAAGGGACAAAAAGCGAGTGACCGGTTCTAGGCTATTCGCATCATTTATCAGCCCTATGGAAGTGGCCGCACCGTCCTTGTTGCCTGAGCAGACCATGGTGATTAGGGACGCACAGGCCCGAATCAGATCAAGAGTCGGCTCGTCATGCGGATACGCCCGCTCCCGCAAAAGGGCTTCCTTCTGTTCCATCCCTGCTTGAAGCAGGCTAAGGACCGCTGCCTGCTCTGATCTCCCTTCGGCTTCCCGAAACAGATCCAGTGCCAATTCTCCGTGACCATTTTCGGTCAACTGGTGAATGAGAGATGCCACCATGGATATGGCACCAAATACTGGTACCACATAGCGAGGTGTCCATTCATCCTTTCCCAACTGAAATCGGAAGGCGATGAGTGGGTCGTCCACCCGGCTGTCTTCATCCATCCAATCGGCAGGATCAGTAGATACCGATACGCCGTATTCAACGGTGACCCCTTGGGTCAGGAGAGTGTCGGGGGTAGTAGGAGTCATACGGAGATGCTACTGGGAAATACTCTGCCCCGACCAGCAGTGGCGAGATGGCCACCAATGACCAGACCCCTGAGGGGTGTGATCTAGTAACCACGCTGCCACTGCCACATTGGCCACCGGGTCGTAGATGTCGTAGCCAGCGAACCCGGCCTGCCGAGAACGGCTGTTCCAATACTTGGGTAAATGCTGAAACCACCCCACCGCCCCACTCGTAGAAAGAGCAAGGATGGTGGGGTGCGTCAGGTTGTGATGAGGTTTGGCGCTGCTCTCGCAGTACGCAATTTGATAAGCGAGTTCCCAATCACGAGGCTGAAAATACCGTTCAACTAACTCAGTTAGCGTCGGGTAGTCGTAGCAATGGAGATCATCGCTGATTGAACAGTGGCTGGGTTCCTTCCAATATGCAAATGGATAGCCCTGTGCTTGGGCTTCCTTGGCTGCTGGGAGGGGGATCGCAGGCAGCCAATTGCAAGAAGGAACCCAACCACCGATCACGAGTGCCAGCGTGGCTATGCGCCACATGGCACAGATCGTGGCCGACCGGGGCGAACCACTCCAGCGTACTGGTGAAGTTCCTTTAGGTCGCTTTCACTGTAGAGGTTGACTTTGTGAGTTCCCAATTCCACATAGTGGCTGGGGGCTGCAACCTTTCCAGCAGCCTTCCACCTCTTTAGGGTGCGGGTCGAACGACCCACTTCCTCTGAGGTTTGTCTGATGGTTTTGTATTCGCCGCCATAAGAGTCGTAGACCCACTTGGCGATGGTGTTCAGGCCGTCATTCATCCCCCTGCCTCCTTATCCCAGTCATAGGGCAACCTGTCCTGTGAGGGTAGCACCCTTAGCCGGGGTACTGGTGGGGCAGAGAATTGACGCCTTTGCCGGTCATCGGCCCTTTTCTCACGCTTCTCCCACTGGCCTAATGTGTGGCCAGCAAAGAAGCCTAGAGATAGCAGGGCAATGGGGGTGATGACCCACTCCCACATGGGATTAGTCATTTCCATTAGTGCAAACATTACGTTGCCTCCTTCGGCATGGGTACACAGCCTCACAAGAGTTCGGCTTCAAGTTCAGCCTGTGCTGCTGCTGCGTCTGCAAGTCCGCAGATGCACTCAACTTTTCCTTCGTGGTCGTAGCACAGCGAACCGTGCTTACTCATCAGACAACCCTGCTGTGGCGCTCGCAGTACGGGAGGCCCGGCTCCACGGAGAAGGGCGCTCCAAGCGGTATAA